CCCTGAGCAATTGCTTTAGCTAATGCTGGGGTTTGCTCCATTACAGAATTAAGTTCTTCTCCACGCAACGTTCCACTTGCCAAGGCCTGCCCAAATTGAACCAAAGCAGCATCTGCGGCTTGTGCACTTGCACCACTAATTGCTACAGCTTTAGAAACTGTTTCAGTTAAACGGGCTGTATCATCCATCGTTAGATTTAATGTCTTGGCATTATCACTAAAACGTTGGTAAACCTGGAGTACAGAGTCCCACGCTGAATATGTTTTTTGAGCAATGCGGAATGTATCTTCAGTTGCTTTATTTAGCTCAATTTGATTGTTAGTAACTAATTTAAGTCTGTTTTGAAGTCCAGTATACGTATCCATTTTTGCAACAGCAGCACCTATGGTTGCAAGGCCAGCCATATGTCCAGCCAAAGCACGTGTTGCCACGGAAACACCATCCATAGATTTAGTTGCAAAGTCTCCTCTTTTTTCAATACTCTCTAGCTCATTGCCAAGATTACGAGCATTGCGCTCTGCATTTTTTGAATCAATAACAATGACCAACCGTGATTCTTGTGTCATCTCTGCTTTCCTCTAGGCAATAAAAAACCCACTCATTGAGTGGGCTATTTGAATTAAATAAGATTTACAAAGGTTTTTGATTAAAAAAGCAATTTTAAGGTGCTTTTTTATTTAATCGATTACAAATTACCAATTTGCATTGGATTGAGTTGACGTAACTGCTGTCTTGTATTGATCAATCACATTATTAAGTTTTGCAGTAATTTTTTGCTGATGCTGGACAATTGTAATTGGAACTTCTTTTCCAATATTATTTATACCACCTTGTACATAAGTCAGATTGGTTCTAGTAACATCATTAATTGTTACTCTTGCTTTATTTTCTTTGGTATCAATTTTAATCGTAAAGTTAACTTTATCATTA